TAATCAGGGATACATTTTGTTCCCCCTCCCCCTATCCCATTCCCTCTACGCTGTACTGAATCATTGGTTGTGGGATATCATATAGACGACGGTAATTTAAACAGAGGTAACGGAGCATGTGTAACCCTATGTGGATAGAGAAGGCTAAGGTGTGTGGTATAAGCGAGAATCATAGCTATATACCAATATCGTGGGTATGTAGTCCTCATATGAAGCAAGTGACTACGTTGATGTGCAATCACTGCTTACATATTGTTGAACTAAAAGACGTTATGGATAATCAAATTACTTTACAAACTTCCGGTAATGCTTAATTGATTCCTCTTTTTCTGCTTTGCCTAAGTGGGTGTTGTAATACTTTTTATAGTATTCCCAAATCGCTTCAATATCAGTATGTTGGGGCAACGGTTCACTGCGCCTACGATAGTGTAGTCGTGCCATGGCCGTGGCAAACCTCAAGTCGTATACCATGCGCTCTGGGCTTGGAATTGAGGGCGAAGAAAAATTTAGTGCTAACAACTGAACTAAAGACGAACTATGTTTGATATAGTTTTCCCAAATGTCGGTGTAGGTTGCTGGTTCCATTTGGTAGATACCAAGTGCAGGGCCTTTGATTTGTTTAACATATGTTCCGCCTAATGATTCACAAGCACAAGTAAATACAAGTAACTCCATAGCGTTATCGCTGTACATTTGCAAGCTATCTAAAGCAGGTTTTATAATTTGTTCTCGCAATTGCTTATTATCAATCATTTTGTAATTTCTCCAAAAATAGTACAGAATAATTATAGAGGAGAATCTATTAATGAAACTAGACCCTAAAAAAATATATAACAGCGTAAAAAATGGCAAAATTTACGATGAAAAAATACATTGCCTAATGGTATTAAATATTATTGGCAATGGTGGGACTGTTGCTGAATTTTGCATTGAAGCCTGTATTTCAGAAAAACTATATTACAAATGGCGTAACTATTTTCCTACATTTGACGAATGTTCAAGATTAGCTAGTTTGTACGCTCAAGTTATGTGGGAACGTGAAGGTGAAGCAAATGCTGATAACCCTGATTTTAATTTCAAATACTGGGAAGGTATTGGGGCGCAACGGTATAACTACGGTAGAAGTGCTAGAATACGTTTAAATGTAGATAGTAGTGCTGATCCACACACCCAGTATCAGCAGCTTATAGAGCAAGCTACAAGCGGTGAATTTTGCGCAAGTGAAATTAAACAGTTAATGGAATCAATAAATATTGGTATTCGTGCATATGAATCATTTAAATTACAAGAGCAAGTCGATAAAATGAAAGATGACTTAATTAAAATGAATATGCATAATGGCAACAATATTGCAGCAATTAAAGAAACTGAAGCAACAGATTAAAATACCGTATAGAATAGTATATGTAAATCGGGAGATACAGCCCGAAAAATTTGTAGAGAAAGTAATTTATGTTCACATTTGGATATGAGGGTATAAAATGAGCTGGCTATCAAAAGGATTAAAAAGAGTTGAGGATGTTGTTGGTGGTTTAATTCCTCACACAAGTGAAGCAGAAAAAAGAGCGAGAGCTGATGCAGTAAATACATACTATCAGCAAAAGCAATCTGCAATTGAAGAACAAAACCGAATTGGTGCTGAAAAGCGAATGGAACAACAACGTATCCAAGAAAAAACAATTCGTTCTATGAGACGTAAATATCGTTCAGGTGGTTTCTTACAACCCATGAGTGATTCTGGTTATCAACAAACATTAGGCTAAAAACATGGCAGACAGACTTTTAGATCAATTTAAAAAGCGTTACGATAGAGCGCAACAAATTAGCTATCTTTGGGCGAGTCTGCACGAAGCATGCTATTTCTATGCAATACCAAATCGAAATAGATTCTGGAGACCAAAAGAGCAACAAGGTGAGTCTAAAGGTACAAGGGTTTATGATACAACGGCTATTGAAGCGACAAAAACATTTGTATCGAAACTACATACCGCTATGACACCACCACAAACGCAATGGGGATTCTTAAGTGTTGACCCAGAGTTTGACGAGGACGATGCAGGAATAAGTCGTGATGACGCTCAACGTATGTTAAATGATTACATGCGTAAACTTTTTGAATACATCCATGATTCTAATTTTGATGTGGTCATTAATGAATGTTATTTTGATTTAGCAGTGGGGACATCTTGTTTAGTTGTAAACCAATATACTGATATGCAACCCTTATTGTTTACATCTATCCCTATGGATAAACTGGCTATTGAAGAAGCTATGACCGGTAAGATTGAGTCATGGTATCGTAACTGGGAAGATGTTAAAGCAAACGAAATAACAACACGCTGGCGCAATGCAGTAATACCGCCCAGTATTTTACAGATGATGAAAAACAATCCTGACTACACTATTAAAATGGTGTATGAAGGTGTTATGTATAATCCACAAGAGAAAAAGAAATATCAATACGTGGTTTGTACTGACAGTGAAATTTTATATGTAGATGAATTTGAAGTAAATCCTGGTATTGTTTGGCGTTTCCAAAAAACAAACAATGATACCTATGGCCGTGGCCCAATCATGGATGCATTGCCTTCTATTATTAGTTTGAATGAACTTGCTCGCATTGAACTTGCAGCAGCTAACCTAAATACATTTAAACCCTACATGGCATTCACTGACCAAACATTTAATCCGCATACATTTAAATTACAGCCTATGACAATCATTCCGATTGCACCATTAGGCGCAGGTGGACAACCGCCTTTAATTCCATTGCCTGATACGTCAAACCCTCAGTTTAGTCAGTTGAGCATTCAAGATTTGCGTATGCAGATTCGTAGCCTGATGTTTGCAGATTCAATTATTCCAACTGACTCGAAGCAACCAGTTAGTGCTACGCAATTAATGATACAAAATCAAACCTTAGCTGAACGTATCGGGCCATTATTTAGCAGATTGCAACAAGAGTTTCTATGGCCAGTAATCGAAAGATGCTCATACATTCTGGACAAAATGGGTTTGCTTCCATATCCAAACCTAGACAGAAAGTTGATCTCTTTCGTTTACAGGTCACCACTTGCATTGGCTAAAGGGCAAGAACAAATTGCTCGCTTCACACAGTACTTTCAATTATTGCAGGGTATTAGTGGCCCTGAAGCAGCTCAAGCATTTATTAACCCAATAGAATATCCGTATTTATTAGCAGACCTGATGCAAATTGATAGTCGTTTGTTAAATGCGCCAGAAGAAGTCGCTAGAGTCTTCCAAGGACAACAAGACAAAATGAATGAGCAACAAGACATGTTAATGCAACAGCAAGGTGCAGCACCTGCACAATTACCAGAGGTATAACAATGAGTGAAAATCAATATTTAAAACCTGAGAACTTTTATGAACAATATCAAACAGCACAACCAGAGCGTAATGATGCATTACCGCTTGATGAATTATGCTGGGATGTATTTAACTCTGATGGCGGTAGAAAGCTTTTAGAAATATTCAAAGAGCGTTTTATTATGCCTGGTACACCAAGCCAGATTAATGATAACTATGATAAAGCATGTATTTATTATGAAGGTTTTAGGGAAGCTTTTCGACAAATCATTGGTAGCGTTCAAAGTTATCAAATACGAAAAGATGAAGAAGCACGCAAAGCAGTAGGTGAAGCATGAGTTTTGATACTATAACGTCAACAGTAGAAGATATGGCTATGCAAGACGCTGGTATACAAAAACAAGAACCTTCTTGGTGGCTTGATGACAATACCCCAGGTTCAGGTGATAGACCTGACTGGTTGCCAAGCCAATTTAAAAAAGCCTCTGATGTTGCAAAGTCCTATCAAGAGTTACAAAAAAGATTTGGTGATGCGCCTAATGAGTATTCATGGGAAGCAGGTCAAGGATGGATTGACCCAGACTATGAACCGTTCCAAGAACTTGCTCAATATGCAAAATCAAAACGTGTACCACAAGATGTGATGGATAAAATGCTGTCCGCTGTTGGGAAGTACATGGATGAGTTTAATATCGACTATAACGCTGAAAAACAGGCTCTTGGTGATAAAGCAGATGAAAGATTAGAGGTTCTAAATAACTGGGCCAAATCTAATTTATCTGAAAACTCATTTTATGCTTTAACATCAAATTTAAGAACCGCTGACGCAGTGTTAGCACTAGAAGAATTGAGGTCAAAAATGTTAGGACAAAATACAATGATACCAGGCAATGAACAAGCACAGTCTGATGGTGTTCATAGTCTCGAAGACTTACAACTAGAAATGATACAAAACATCGAAAAATACAAAACAGATCCAAAATATAGACGTGAAATTACTGCCAAAATTGAAAGATTGCAAACTAAGTAATTAGCAGTTTATAATAAGTACAAGTATCCAGTTTTTCTGGGAATTGGATAACTTGTACATAACCGGCCCGTTTCGGACAACCAACATTTTACAAGCCCAATAATACTTAATAAAACATCATTAACTATTTAAGGGGATTAAAATGTCCATAAGTTTAACTAATGTCCAACAAATCGAATTCGATGCGTTGGTAAAAGCAATCTATCGTTCTACTGGTTTTCTAATGCGTGACACAGTTCGTATGAAATACGATGTCGTCGGTGCAAGTGTAGAATTCCGCAAAGTAGACCAAGTTATCTCTGTACCAACTGCTTATTTAGCGGCTGTAACCATTCAAGACCCAGGTTACAACAAAGTTACATGTAACTTACAAAAATTTACTACACCTACTGCAGTGGACGAAGTACAAGAACTTACTGTTAACTTTGATGCTAAAATGGAAAACGCCATGTTAGTAGCTCAAGCAATGGGTAGACGTTCTGACCAAATCACCATTGATGCATTAGCAGCAAACCCTGGCGATACCATTGTCAACGCTGGAACAAACTTTAACTTCTTAAAGTTTACTCAAGCATTAGAATTCTTTGATAACAATGCTGTACCTTTAGCTGAACGTTATGTGGCTATGTCTGCAAGTAACTTTAAATCTTTAATGCAAGATGACCAATTCGTATCTACTTTCTACACCAGAAACGATCCAATTGACCGTGCAAGAATTCGTGAATACTTAGGTTTCAACGTAGTAGTTATCCCACAAATGACAGAGGGTGGCTTACCTAAAGCTGGTAATATCCGTACAGCTTTAGCATGGCACAAAATGTCTACCGGTATGGGTATTGGAATGAACTTTAGAACTGAAGTTAACTACATCCCACAAAACACCTCTTTCTTAGTAAACGGTGTGTTTAGTGCTGGGGCTACCGTGATTGATAATCGGGGCGTGTTAGCTATCGAATGCGATGAAAGTGCTTAATAAAGGGGAATAAAAATGGCTTTTAATGATTCAAGATTTACTAGACAAACTTTAGCATTTAACTCTGGTGCTGTTGTTGTTGATGGACCAGCTACTGAAAATGGACCAGCTTTATTCACATACGCAAGTGCAACTGATAACGCTGCAGCAATAGCAGCAGCAAATTACTTTGCACCTGCAGTTTTTGATTTAGCTGTTAATGATATTATCATTACCAAAAGTAGCACTACAAATGCAATATTAGTTGTTGCGACAGTAGACCGTAATGCTGGTACTGTTACTACATCTGCATTCTAATATAAGGACAGACGCATGATTACTAAACTCAACATTATAAATAATGCTTTGACGCAGCTTGGTCATGCGCCTGTTAATTCATTGATTGACCAAGATGAGTTAGTAGTAGCAGCAGAGCAAGCTTTTGATATGTTATTACCAAGCGTACTTTCTGCAAACAACTGGCGTTTTGCAAGCAAGATAGAACAATTATCACAGCTTGTTGAAACACCCCCACAGCCTTATTTATATGTTTACCAATTACCCAGTGGCTGGTTAAAAACATTAAGCGTGTGGCCTAATACCTATGACTGGGATATTTTTAATGGAAACAAGATTTACACATTTAACCAAGGGCCGTGGTATATGCAGTTTATCTATCAGCCTAATGTTTCAGCTCTCCCACCTTGGTTTGTAAATTACTTTGTTTATGAAATAGCAGCATACTTATGTTTGAGTAATGCTCAAAAAACCGAATACTATAGTGTTATTGAAGGCAAAAGAATTCAGATGCAAGCTATGTCTTGTGCAATTGATTGTCAAAATAGACCTCAGTTCACCCAAGTCAATTTTCCTGTTCTTGGCAATCGTGCTATAGGTGGTGTTTATCCTAATAGTATTAATTAAGGGGAGCATATGCCTCAGATTATATGGTCACAAGATGAATTTAGTAGAGGTGAATTGTCACCTATGCTCTATGGTAGAACTACCCTAGATGCTTATTACAAATCTCTTAAGAAGGCTCAAAATACTATTACTTACCCTCAAGGCGGTATTGGAAAAAGATTTGGTACAATATATACCGCTGAAATAACCGGTGTAACAGATTGGCGTGATATCTTTTTTGAAACTTTCCCATACAAAAACGAATGCACATATGTTTTAGTATTTGTGCCAGGACAAGTCGAAATCTATTTAGAAAATGAGTTAGTAGCTACTGTTGCAAATGCACTGTTAACCAGCCATGTTATACGCACAATGGACTGGTCAATACTTGAAGATAAGTTTGAAATAACAGCCGATGTGATTGCGCCACAAATTTTAAAGCGTGATATTTTACCAGCAAATCCAATTAATACCGGTGCTGGTATTGTTGCGAATCAATTTACCCTAACAAATCCAGTTGCAGCAAATTTAATATCAGCAGCAAGATTTACAAATGCATCATCGGTTAATATGCCAAGTACAACACCACAAATACTCATAGGCGTTACATACTTTATCCGCACTGATGCAACAGGAACATTAATCAAGGTTTATGCAACGGCTCGTGATGCAGCGAATGATACTAATGCTTTTACATTAAATACGGTTGGTGTAGGTACTACAAATGTTCTGATAGCAAACAGTTGGACATTAGCACCAATAACATTCACAAACTTGCCCCAATATGATTTTGGCGATGTAAATTATGATACCTTTACTTTTACACCTACCTCAATGACTATTGGTACCGCTTGTACAATTAATGTGGTAGGAGGTAACGTATTTACCCCTGAACATGTTGGTGGCAGTATATTTATCTCAAACGGATGTGTTTCATTTACAGCTTTTGTATCACCTACATCTATGGACGGTACAGTGACCAGTACATTAAGCACACTCACAGCTCAATTAGGTCGTTTAGTTGAAGTAAGGGAACCAGCCTGGAGTATTAAAAGAGGTTTTCCAAGTAAATGCTCAAGCTTTCAAAGCCGAGCAATATTTGCAAATACAGATGCTTTGCCTAATGGTTTATGGTTATCAGCGATAAACGATTTCAACAACTTTGATGAACTACAAATTGATCCAGCAGATGATGATTCAATAAGCTATTTTCCTTCAAGTGATACAGTTAATGTCATTAAATTTATTGTGCCTTATCGAAGCTTAACCGTTCATACAAATTCAGCCATTTTTTCTTCACCGCTAATTTACGAAACAGCTTTAACGCCTAAAACATTTTCACTGCAACTTCAAGACTCAACACCTGCAACAGCAATTCAACCACAAGGCATTGATAATCAAATTATTATTATTAGTGGGAATGATGTTCATACAATGCTATGGGATGGTGGCAATAACTCCTACATGTCAAACATTGTAAGTGTTTCATCGGAGCATCTTATTAGCGCACCACATGACGAAATATCTTTTCAAAACCTTAATCGTGCAGGTAGTAGATACATATTTATTATTAATGACGATGGCAGTTTAGTGGTATACCAAACTTTAATGAATGAAAATGTAACAGGATTTACATCGTGTATTACAGGTGAAATCAACGATGATAAACCAGAACTAAGAGCCTATTTTAGATGGGGTGCTAGTAGTCCAGATGGTCGAGCTTGGTTTGTTGTTGAAAGGCAAATTGCAAATGAACTTGTACCACCTTTTACATATAGCACTAAATATTATATAGAAGAACTAAGCTTTAATGTGTTTACTGATTGCAGCCATGTTTATTTGGGCGCACCTACAAATTCTATTGCAGGATTACCAAGATTTAACGGTAAAACCGTAGTTATGCAAGGTGATGGTTATGGCTTTGAGGACAGTGTAACTAATTCAACAGTTGAATTTATTTCACACGGCAGTCCTACAGATGTTAGTGATGCCTTTATTGGATTGCCAATTAACATGGTTATACAAACTTTACCTAATGCACCCCCTGGTGCTGTAGGGCCAAAAGGCACAAGTCTTGTATATCCACAGCATATCCGAAACGCTACATTTATGTTCAACAATACGATTGGTGGTAAGATTGATGGACAGCCAATTACATTATTAACTCTTAGTCAATATAATCCATTAGGAGGTCCGTTATCACTTGTTGGCCCACCAGTACCACAAACAGGAATATTTAGTAAAAGTCTTATGAAAGGTTGGAATGAATTTTTAAGGGAACCAATTACAATCACACATTCAGATCCATTTGATATAAGATTAATTGGCGTGTATTACAGAATCGAGGAATAGACATGTTAGGAATACTTTTAGGAATGCAAGCAGCCGGCATGATTGTCGATTATACGCAAACACGCCGACAACAAGGACTTATTCAAGCAGGACGTGAAATTGAGCAAGCGCAATATGAAGCAAATCTTGAGTCATTAAGAGCGCAAACAGAGCAAGAGTCTTTGTCTGCAATGAGACAGTTGAGACAAAATATTGGTACTCAAATCGCAGTACAAGCAGCTAGAGGAACTAGCTCAGCAGGTGGTACAGCCTCAACTTTAAGACAAACTTCAATGGCAGCATTTAGCGAAGATGAAAGAGTAAGAAGAATGAATCAACTTGCCAAAGAAGCAGATTTAAGAGCTGGTAATGTTCTCTCTGGTCTTCATGCACTATCAAGCCAAACACAACTTGGTCAAGCAATGCAGCAAAGATTTATTAACTTAATTCCAATATCAAGCATGATGTCCAGATTAGGGAAAAAAGAAAAAGCATCTTACGGTTTAGAAGAGGTTAACTATGGCTACTGAAATTAAAACACTTGAACCAACACAAAGACTTTCAATTACAACGCAGCCACAAAACTATGTAGGAGCTTTTGATAATTTAGCCCGTAGTGATACCCTAATGGGTGACTTAGGCGCAACAATCGCACAGCAAGCCTCTATACAATATAATAAAAAAATGGGTTTAGATTATGGTTTAAATCCACAAGGTGATTTGTTACCACCAATTACAACAGCAGATAAAGCATTCCAAGAAGGTTATATTGCGCAATCTAAAAACACCTTAAGCCTTCAAGCTAACCAGATGTTTAATCAAGCCGAAGAAGAATTAAACAAAAGTTATAAGCTTAATCAAAACCAAATCAATGACTATCAAGCTCAAATGAGTAAAGGTCTTGAAGGCATTATGAAAGTTGCACCTACAGAGGTACAAGCAACTTTAGGCTATCAATATCAAGCACAATTACAAAACAGCACAAGTGAACTTAGGAAAAAACTCATTAGCCAATCTAAATCAGAAGCTTTAGATACAATGAGAGTTAATGATAAGTTAACAGACCAAAATATTAATAATTTAGCTACCACAGGAAAAATTGACCAAGCTGCCCAAATTTATCAAAATAAATTGGCTCAGAATGAAAGGCAATACAACTCTGGCATGATGACGCAAGCAGAAAAGATGGCAAGTGATACATCGGCTAAGATTACTTACTATCAAGGCATATACAACAATAAACTGGTTAATTTAGCTCAACAAAAAAAAGGCGAAACGAAAGAATCAATTGACCAGAAGAAAGGTGAACTTCTTGCGCAATTTGCAGACTATAGCAATAAACCTAAAGATATCTCAGCAGATGAATGGACTACATTAGGAAACAATACATTAGCTTTTGAACAGCATTTACAAAATATGCAAAACATACAAGCAAACTTTGTTATGAGTGCATTAGATGTAAAGGCAGCACAAGGGTCTCTAACAAACC